GGAATACAACTTCACGATTTCCCACAAGCTCTTGGACAGGTGGAGGAAGACTTGCCAACTCCCCTGTATCGACAACGGTAGTTGCATCTCCCTTAAGTGCTTTCTCAACGTTACTAACTTTTTCTTCAAGCTTTCTAGCATATCTTCTTTTACTCTCTGCTACTTTGGTTACTTTGTCTGCTCGCTTCTTAGCGTCACGTAGTCTCTTCTGTGACTGTCGTCTTGCCTTCTCTGCTGTTGACAGGAAGTATTTTTGTGTAGGTGCTTCGGGGTCTTTCTTAGGGCGACCCCTCTTTGGTGCATCAGTCATTAACTTTACGTGTACCTGATCCTTTAGCATATACTTTGAGTGGATATAGTCTTTCAAACTTTCTCTCAGGAAACTTTAACTTGGTTGGTTTCTTTTTTGTACTTGACCTTAAATCAAGCAAACTTGCTACTCCAACGGGTGCTAATAGTCTGGCTGCTGTTGTTAAAACATTAAATCCCATCTATAACTACCCCTTCTTCTTTTCTTTTACTATTTTTTTACCCTTCATCTCAAATTTAATTCTATCTCTGAGTTCTTTTGGTACAGCTTCTTTATATAAACCCATGTAACCTTTCATAAAGCCATTAAGTAGCTGACTAGGGGTTGCAGGTTTAAATCCTGCTTTGGGAAGTAGTGCAGAAGCTCCTGTCGTAAGCTTTGCTTTAGTATATTGTCTAGCAGCAGCCTTTTTTAAGCTCATAGGCTTTGGCGTTTTCTTGGGACCTCCAAGTTTTTCCACTTGTTTTTGGATTCGGCTGTCTCTTTGTTTTTCTTCATATGTTTTAGCCATCTATGACTACCTCCTTTTTAGGTGGCAGTAGGACTATTCCATGCACTGCCTGTACATTTACGTTGGTTGTCTCTTGTTTTCCCAAGCCAACCCTGTTTAGAAGCGATTCTGCAGCCCTGAAGCGTAGGTCGTCTCCTCTTTCGGGTACTGGGTTGTCTATTGTGCTTACTAGGCGTGTAGCAGCCTTAAATGCGTTAATAGACAGTACATTCTTTGTGCGATGTATGATCTCATCGGCTAAACTGGTCTTTAACCACGTGACACTGCCCTTAGAGTACCCTGCAGTAAGTGCTGCATCGGTAACATTCCCACCATTCTCGAACAGATTGGTTAGGAATAGCTCTTGTTGTTCAGATATATCACGTTGATTGTTTTTTTGTGGAAGTAAGTTCATCGCATCTATACGCTTTCGGTTGGTATTCAGGCATGTATTCGGGTAATTGAACCGTCATTTCTACAATACGCTGCTTACAGAGCATTTCTGTGAGATAAGGACCTCGTGTATCCTTTAATTCCCTACAGTTGTCGGGTATTTGTGCCAATCCTATATGGCAAACTAGTACAAATGCTTCAAACATGGTGCGTTTCTTGTTGTTATAGAGTGTCAAGAGCAATAAGCTTGAGCCAAAGCACGATAATCTTTTGGTTGCTGCTGCTCGAAACTAGCCTTGATACTCTGATTGTACAAATTAATCATATACTTGTCAATAAAAAAATTTTAACGTTGACAAATCTGATACAGACGGTATAATAGGAGTAACTCCTCCGGGATATACACCCTATACCCACAGATTAACTGTTCTTAGTATAGAGGGGAGTGTCCACAGGGGGTTACTATACAGCGTACTCCCAAAGGGATGCAAATAGATTGTACAAGTAACTCATTTAGATAAAAATATGGCAACATTGCTAACAAGTACCCAGTACCCCCCAGTGGCTCTTGCCAACCCCTAGACTAAAAATACCTGTAACAGATACCGAAGGACAACTATTTTTCTTTATGGTCTATAATTGTTTACTGCGTGGTAAATAGTTAATGCCTTGCGTGTGTACGTGTGCAAACTGCCATTGACATTTTTTAGATTGTACAACTTAAAGCCTAAAAGGTGTTACTTAGCGTGTAATTGCGAGCCATAACCCAAACACTACCAAAGCCGAACACATAGCATTTACAACGCTTTAACTAATATTCTAGTCTTAACAATGAAAAACCCCATAGAAACTAATCTATGAGGCTTTAGGGGAGGTAGTTAGTTAATAGTTAGTTATCTATATTTAGCCATACAACTATTAAGATCAGTTAATAAATAAGTTCCATTACTGATCTTCTCTTGAGTTTGCTTTGTGCTTTCGTTTAAGAATTGTGATCTATAGCGTGAAGTAGTCCTTGAATAGTTCCATCTATCCACATCTATTTGAACCTTGCCACAAAACGTTTTGATTGCAATAACTGATTTATAACTCTGAAATATCTTATCGCCATTTTCAATAGTAATAACAAATTGGTTAGCAATTGGATTGCCTGAACGATTGCTCTTAAAGTTCTCAACAGTCGCTGAATAAATCTTATCCATAGTTAAACCCCCCAAGTTAAATTAGTATCTAAACCAATAGATAACGATACAAAATAGCTTATAGTAAAAGCCACACACATTAACGAAAACATATTATATAATTCTTTCATAAAGTATTTCATTAGTTTTTCCCCTTTATTAAATCTTCTAAATCAATTTGATCATTAACGTTTTCACCATGCAAACCTAATTGGTAATCGTTGTCTGTTTCAAATCTTTGAATAAAATGAACACGATCAACACAGTCATTAATAGGTTCATTTACCTTTTCAATTTGATCATTAACGTTACTTAAAACTTGTAAAGTTTGGTTTTTATGACACAAGATTTGATGTTTAAACTCTTCAACTCCTCTATCCTTAAACGTTCCTTTTATCTCCAACATACAATAATTATCCATTATCCTGAATTGAAGTGTTAAAGCGTTGCCGTCAACTTGTACAAGCTTTTTAGTTTTATAATCATAGTCGCTATTTATTAAATATGTTTTTGTTTCCATTGTAAGAAATCCTTTTATTTAAATTAAGGTTTAAAAAAACCACGCTAAGATAATTCCTAGCATGGTTAATTATAATATTATTTAAAAAACTAAGTCAACTAGATAATTTATTGATTAAGTTTTGATCCATTGTATTGAAGCTTAAAGGATTGGCTTTATAATATTTATAGTTCTTTCCTTTAACTTTTAACGCTCTAATAAACCCTTTCTTTTTTAATACGTGTATGTATTGCCTAACTGTATTAAATGCCTTTCTATTATTTTCATCAAGGTAAACTTCTTTAACTTTGACATAATCAAGTGACTTAATGACTTTATATATTTCATGTTCTCCTTTTGTCATTGTATCATTGCCTGAGATATTACTTGGATTATTTTTATTTTCCTTATTAGTTATAATTGTTGTTAAAGTAGGTACAAAGACATTAAATTGATCTGCCAATTGTTTAGCTAAATCGTGACATCTAAAGCCTGATCTATGACCTTTATTTTTAGCATTGTTAGAGACAATTTCTAAAGTTTCAAGTAAGTCAGACATCTTTTTTAAATGATAACGTTTCATATTTTTCTCCTAATTAATTAAGATAAGATTGCTGAAATGATCATAATAACAACTATGATCATAACTAGTTTATATAAATTGGCTATTAAGTCAGTCATTAAGCGTTAGCCATTTCTAAAGACTGCCAAGCGTTAGAAGTTAGTAATTCTCTTACTACGTCTGCACGTTGTCTTTCTACGTTTGGTTTGTTAGCGTTAGTCCTACCACCTGAAATAGTTTCAAGTTTCTTTGTTTCTTCATTGTATCTTTCCACCTTGTAATCAGTATGGCTAGACCAATGAGTTAAGGCATTATAGCAACCCCAAAGAGTAGAACCTAATTCTTTCTTTTCTTCTTCAAATAAACCTAAAAGATAATTCATTTTAGTTTCATTAATTGGATTAATACCAACTTCTGCTGATTTACTTTTCTTGGTACAAATAGTTTCTTTTAGCATATCTGCAAACTGCTGATCTGTTACTTGTATCTTTCTCCAATTAAGCATTAAATCTTTTTGGTGATGCCACATTGATAATCCCAAACCTGCTTTTTGCACCATAGCACTTGGCGACAGATTTAACGTATGTTTCTTTTTTTGATGGTATGATTTTTCACCACCAAACACTAAAGTATTTCTACATAAGTTTCTATATGC